TATTGAATACATGATTACCATACTTACGCATGGCAATATGTAATGGTTCTCTGGACATACGTTTTGCACACTCAATATGGTGTTTCCACTCTTTATTGAGCATATTTGTGGTGTTTCCGATGTATTTGTGTCCTGTGTCTGTGTTGATGATTAGGTATACACTGCCTTGCAAAACTACCCTCCAGAAAGTATTATAAATAACGGTTATTTTATATTATCTAGGATATAATGTATTTTAGAGAGTGTTTTTAATTATTATTCTCAACAACGTTTAATGATTCTCAATAGCAATAAGTAATGTGTGATCTTATTGTAAGTTTAGCGAGCGTAGCATGGGACGCGAAGTTTGTCAACCCACGGGGCGCGATTTTCCCACGAGATCAGAATGTCTTATAGGTGCTACGAGATTTCTAGACGAGATATATGTTACGATAATGACATAAATCTCGACTATATACATATATACTACTATGCATCTCGACGAGACACTAGGTGTGATGCTGCTTGCAATCTCGTCGAGAATACAGTATAATCATAAGGTAAACCAATCAAATCTCGACGAGCTCATGTACGACGATTACGATCTCGAATATTCATACACACCTGAATATACATACGATCTCGACGAGACATATGACATGTGGGTGCAATCATATAATGCACTAGATGAGGACGTACAACAAGACGACGAATACGCACGAGATAATGACACATATGAGGCACTTGCGTATCGTCACTACGCATGATATAATACACACGTATACATCACACATCTCGCCACTAGACACATGTACACACCTACTAAGCGCCTGGTTAGTGTCACTCTCGATGTAGAGTGTTATGATGATTTGCCCCTAGAAGATTATGATTGGAAAGAAATCCTAGGTCTTGAAGGTGACGAGAATGTTCATGTTAACATCAAAGAATTGGCAGATATCTATTGATTGTGCCAGTTCGTAGATTGGTTTTATTCTCAATAGCAAGATCTTATTGAGAATCGAGATCGTAAATATTCGTAATAAAACCAGTTGGAGAACTGGCACAAAACCCCTTGTGGATCCGTCCGTGAGGGGTTATTGTTGTTGTGTGGGTTGAGAATTCTCTACACTAACTCCCCACGAAGTTTTTAACAATGACCGCAATTCCTTTCGTTCACATCTCCCCCGCAATTGAGGTGCTGGAAAATGTCACTCTCTGGGGCGCACGAGTTTATGCAATCGGATCTGAAATCTTCACGGTTTCGGCAATCCTTTGGTGCCTAAACTTCATGGCAAACATGACCAAAAACGTTTTTGAGTTTGGTTATGCTTTCGGCAAATTCTACAGGAGGTATCTTCACACTCATCTGAAATCTTTGATCATTCGTATCATCGCCCTGGCAATCGTGCTGGGTGAGTATACCTGGACTGGCGCACAGGTTATCTACAACAACCGTCGCGAAATCCTGGAAACCGTTAACAATATTCGGAACAACGTTGGATCTTACTTTGTGTATGCCAGTTGAAAAGGTGGCACAGGGGTAGTTGATCTGCCCCTGTTTTCGTGTATTGTATCAACAGTTCAGAAATTTTCCAAATGTTTGACACTTTGTTCGACGAACTGAATGACATGCCAGGCGAGATCTTTGATGTCATCGAATACAAGGAAGAATGGGAGAAGGAAGATAAGTTTGACGTAGAAAAGCACATCAACGGTGACATCGAATTCTGATGACTACGTTTATAGTTTGGATCTGCATTTCGATCCTTTTGTACATCTTCATCAAAAACTTTCGCAACGTAGCATGATCGATCGTAACCAACTGCAAAATGACTACATCGAAAGCATCATCGATGGTATGGATCACAAGTCAATGTATCAATACGTTTATGATAACTTAGCAGATCATCTTGATAAGTATTCTGAACAAGAACTCATCACCGAGGTTGAAGACTACTATCCCGAACTTTTGGAGGAAAGTGAAGAACCAAGCGAGGCAACTGGGTGGCAATAATGTCACAAACCAGTCGGCTGCCCGACCAGTTGGCAAGGTGTCACACAAAATGGGCACAGGGGTCAAAATCGTGTATTGTAGACACATGAACAAAACACAACTCTTTTCTGACTCTAACCTCTCCGAACTTCAGGGGTTCATGTTTGACACTATGCTACCTGCCGATGATTGTGTCGATTGGTTCTGCGATCGTTTCGACGTGAGTGCAACTGACGACGTGATCGATTTTGTTGTTGATGCACACTTTGCTTTTCACGGAGAGTGACACTAATGCAAGAAACTAAGTTCAACATCTACGGCGAAATGATCCGCCCTAATGGTCATCAACAGTATGACATCCTGAGTTACATTGCTGAAACAAGAGAAGAGGCAATTGCTACATGTAAGCGCCTACATCCCCACTTCCACATTATAGGAATTAGGGTGGATGAAAGTGTACCTGAGGTTGTGAAATTGCAACCCCTTCGTTGACACTAACCGTTCTGATTCTCAATAGACATTTATTATTGAGAATCGCGGCTGACCGTGTTCGGTCGGGGAAGTGGCACACAAAAGACGCACGCTCCCCCAGACCGACTATATTGAACAAGTTCAAACGAAACGACTCCATGCGTAAGATCGAAACCCAGATGATCGCCGCAATCAAGAATAGCACTGATTGGAAATCTGCGAACACTGAGGTTATCAACTTCTACGATGATGAGAAACAACTTGTCGTCACCAGTGTCTATTTGCACGGCAATCTGATCGCTGAGGTTGACGATTGCTCCCTCAAATTGTTTGACGGTGGTTATCAGTCAAAGACTACAAAGTCACGACTGAATGCACTTCTTTCTGAGTTTGGTTACACTTGCGGAACTAAGCAAGAGTTCATTTTTCAGAAGCAATATGAGTGGTTCATTCAAATGTTTGACCTGAGTCAAGAGGCAATGCGGACTATTCCTTTCACCAACGGAATGCGCCTTGCCTGATGACAGATAGGGGGGATTATTTCTCCCCTTTCTTTATACCCAGGTCAGCCGCCCGAACCAGTTGACCAGGTGTCACAACACCGCCCCCAGAACGCCCGACCCCGTGCCTATAATAGGGACATGAAAAACACACACATCGAACACCCCGAAGACCTGATCCTCACGGGTGACCTGACGGTTCTGGATCTGCTGCTGGCAGACGGTCACCTTAGCACCAAAATGGACGGCGCTCCCGCTGTAGTCTGGGGAACGAATCCTGCGACTGGTAAGTTCTTTGTAGGCACCAAAAGTGTCTTCAACAAAGTTAAAATCAAGATTAACGAATCCCATGCGGACATTGATGCTAACCATACAGGCGAAGTTGCAAAGATTTTGCACGCTTGTTATGATTGGTTGCCTAATACACACGGGGGTGCAATTTATCAGGGTGATTTCATCGGATTCGGTGGACAAAGTGAATACACTCCCAACACAATCACGTATCAATTCGAGTCAGTAATTGATCAGGAAATCATCATTGCTCCGCATACACTTTACACGGCAGAATCTGACCTGCGTGATGCTGTAGCACACCCTATGAAATTCATCATCACTGACACTCCCTATGTCAAGTTTGTGACACCTAAGGCATACATTTGGAGTGGTAAGTATGAAGAATGCGCTGGTGGGTTTGATGTATCCGAACCGACCAAGTTTGCCAAGATGATGGCACAAACTGTTGAGTTCGTAGATGAGAAGAAAGCAAAGAAAATTAAGCAGGCATTGAATAAGTGCATCAGGGAAAATACTCCGATTGATAATGACGCTTTCGATTGCGATTGGACTCTGATTTCATTCTGGAAACTGGTCAAATCTATCAAGGAAGATGCACTCTTTCTGTGCCGTAATAATGGACCCCGTGCTTACATCGGACAGGATGAAATCAGTGCCGAAGGTTATGTCTTCTCAAATGAGTTTGGTATGATCAAACTGGTCAATCGTGAGCGGTTCAGTTATGCTAACTTCAACAACGCTAAGTTTCAACAAAGCGTGTGACGGTCAGCGGACTGGTCAGGAGGGGGTCCGTCTACCCCCTCCATGGACTATCATTAGGAAGAACACGACACAGGACACAGCATGAACGGTTGGGCAAATTACGAAACCTGGAACGCCGCCCTCTGGATCCAGAACGACCGCTTCCTTTACAACACCGCCAAAGCGTGCGTGGAATTCGCTGGTGATGAGAACCCCTGGGTCAAGTTCGTGCGGTGCATGACGGACGGACAGATCGGACCCCACCTTGGGAAGACTGGCGACGGCGTCCGTTGGGATCACCCCGCCATCGACTCCGTTGAGATGACCGACCTGTTTCATGAGTTGGTCTACGATGAGATGACCGCCTGAGGGGATCCGCCCCCAATCCGTGCTACACTACCCACAAGCGAAACAACCCCATGGCAAAAGCAATCGGCAACACCCGCAGCACCGACACCAACCTGAAAGGACAGGGACTGCGTTGCAGCAGCGGCAGCGGGATGACCTTTACCAAAGCACGCGGGCTGGGTGCTTCCATGGTGGCAGACCTAGACGGAACCGTGAAGCGTGCCAAGGCACAGTATCGCGCCGACCGCATTGCTGCCGCCCGTGATCGCCTGGCAGACCGTCAGCAGCACTCCCCCCTTGCCTGCCGTTACTGACGCCATGCGTTCGTGACAGCAGCAGTACCCCCGTCCTTCGGGGGTGCCCCCCTGGGGCGCGTGATGCCCCCGTATATAAAAACGCCTAACTTCCCTAATCTATAAAGTGTTACGAAAGCGAGGTAAATTTACAGAGGGTATCAAAAAAATTTTTCGCTATATAAAATCATGCAGAGGGTTCATTTATATGCAAAAAAATCCCGGAGAAAATATTACCTCTATAGAAGTCGATCCAGTAACAGGTGATTATGTTGTTAAGGTGCCTGAGTGGATCATCTCAGAGTATGGTTGGTATGAGGGCACAGAACTAAACATGGAAGTTGATGGTAACAGTATCGTAATTACCGAACTAACTGATTGACTCTAAGGTAAAATACTAGTATAATTACTAGTGAATCGATTCAAATTCAAACTTGACCTAATTATGGCTAAAGGATTTACAGTAAAGGCAAAAACGCCTGTCAAAGAGAAAGCGCCCGAATGGGACTATGATTATGCAAAAGAACTTGTAAAGGGTAAGAGTATTGTATTTTGTCTACCTGGGCGCGGAGTATCTTATACGTATCTGAAGAACTTTGTTCAACTATGTTTTGATCTTGTTCAGGCAGGAGCAAGTATTCAGATCTCACAAGATTATAGTTCCATGGTGAACTTTGCCCGTTGTAAGTGTTTAGGTGCAAATGTTCTTCGTGGTCCTGATCAGATTCCTTGGGATGGAAAACTGAAATATGATTATCAGTTGTGGATTGATAGTGATATTGTGTTTAATTCAGAGAAGTTCTGGCAACTTGTTCTGATGGAGAAAGATATTGCAGCAGGATGGTATTGCACCGAAGATGGTCAAACCACATCAGTTGCACATTGGTTGGAGGAGGATGACTTCCGAACCAATGGT